ATGATGAGATTAAATTAGACTTACAACAACAACGTGTTGAAAAAGCGGTTGGGGCTGAATTAACAAATACCGCAACAATTATCACACATACAGGAATCTTTGACAATATAGACAAATTATACGGAAATAAAACAACTTCAGGAGTAACTCAAACTGCGGCAGCGGGAGCAACACCACCACCACCTCCAGGTGGAGGAGGAATGCCTGATTTAGGCGGAGGTGAACCAATGGCACCACCACCCCCAGGCCCTGAACCGGGAGGTGATGCGGGTGTAACACCTGAATCATTTGAAAGACGAGATAATTTAAAAATCTTAGTAGAAAATGAGGATTTTTTAAATGAAGAAAGTTTTATTGATTTATCTAAAGCGGGAAATTCTTTAGGGGATATGGAGAATCAGTTGAACAAACTTCTAAGAGATTGATATTTATAATAAAAACGAAAAAATGAAATTTGGAATATTAAAATCGAAGATTGAAAACGTTTTGGTTGAGTCTTATAAAAACGGGACATTTAAAGAGGAATTAAAAAACTTTGATAAATTAGTTTTAAAGAACAAAAACGTTAGTAAATTATTTTACCTATATGATGACTTATCGTCTAATAAAGGATTGAACGAATCAATTGTTAATGATTACATTAACGAATCAATTAAGTTGTATGAAAATACGATTAATAAAATAACCCCTAATAATTTAACTAAATTATCTGTATGGATTAAAAATAGTAAGTCGGACAACAAATATGAAACGATTGATTCATTATTTAGTGACGGTGTGTTAACTATCGAGAGTAGAATTAAAAGTAAAAAAGTAATATCTGAGTCGTTAGTTAAACCCCCTAAAAAAGAAAAGGAATCAATTAATATCCCTATCAGTTCAATGTTATCTATGGCGAACAAAACTATTTCAAAACATATCGAAGGATTAAATGAATCCGAAAAGAAAGAATTGAACCGATTATTATCAGTTGACGATACTGAGTTAGAACCAAAGTATTCAACAATTAAAGAAAGTGTGGTTGAAAGATTAAATACTATCTATAATCAAAATCACGACCATTCAACTAGAAGGTCAATCAACGAAACAATTGAAAAACTTTCAACCGAAAAATACGATAAATTAAATTATTACAAACTTAAAAGTTTATACGAAAATCTTTAATATTTGTTTGATTTATACATTTTCTGAACGTACTTAGCCTTGTTAAGTACGTTTCTTTTTTTTACGGAAGTTTTAACGAACTCTTTTCTATTGACCAACTCTGACATTTGTCTTGTCCTAATAATCTTACTCTTGTACTGTTTTAAGGCCTTTTCGATGTTTTTATCTTTTCCGACTTTTATTATTATCATATTAAAATATTGTTAAATTATGAGTATTTTGACTCTTACTGTAAATATACTTACATTTAATAAAAATAAACGTTATACAATATGAAAAATAATGAAAAAAGGGAAAACCTCAAAAATCCAAGGTTTTAAAACTGCGAAGGTTTTATTTGGGACAGTTGATTCAGTTAATTTAAAATCACTATACCTAAACATACAAACTTGGGTCGAACCTAAAAAAGACGTTGACAATTGGTCGAGAGTTGTTTTAAACTTAAGCCGAGCCGTAAAACATTCAGTTTACGAAAAAACAAAAAACACAATGTTTGATGATAAATTCATTGTTGATTTAGATTTAAGGTCGAGTGGTCTAAATTTAAATAAAAAATCATTTATGAATCTTGAGATTAATTTTTACCTCAATGACACCACACTAAATTTTAAAGATAGAGAAGTCAAAGATACGTTAAAAGAAATTACCTCACAAATTTTTTCCGACAATTTTAAAACCAACCCCTATTTTAAGTTCCACCTATCCAAAAACATTAAAACACCCAAAGAAACGATACAAACCGAAGATGTTTAATATTTATTATTAAAACATCAAGATGAGTTTAAGAATTTTAAAAACTACTGAAACAGGTAGAGGTATATTAATAGAACAAGACGCTGGTTATATTTCCCCAAGAACGGAGCATAACCAATATATAATGGAGTCTAAATCAAATTTAGACCATTCTAAACCATTCGAGTTTTACGCCGTTTTACAAAAATACGACACGCCAAATAGAAATGGTCGTGTATACCCTAAACGTATTTTAGAACGTGAAGCCGAAAACTATAAAAAAATGATTGAGAAAGGGGTATCACTTTCAGAATTGAACCACCCCGAATCATCATTAATTGATTTGGACCGCGTTTCTCACATTATTACTAAAGTATGGTGGGAAGGTAACGTATTAATGGGTATTTTAAAGTTACTGACAAGTCCAGGATTCCACGAAAGAGGTATTGTATCAACTAAAGGAGATATGGCTGCAAACTACCTAAGACAAGGGGTTACGTTAGGAATATCATCAAGAGGTGTTGGTTCACTTAAAAAAGTTGGTGAACAAAATGAAGTTCAAGACGATTTCGAATTAATTTGTTTCGATTTAGTTTCTTCACCGTCTACACCGGGGGCTTATTTATTCTTGGACCCAAATGATAGAATGAAGTTTGATGAAAACATTGAGGAAGAAAATCAATCAAGAAAAGAAAAAGAATTGAGTGGTGACAATAAATCGCTTGACTTAATGAAGAAATTAAACGATTATTTGGGAAACAAATAAAAATTATTTAATTTATGGAACAAGGAGAAAAATATTTCGTAGCAAAAATTTGCTCTGATTTGTTAGACACAGAATCAGGAAAAGTTAAAAAACTAAGAGAAGAAAAATTAGTAAAAGGTTATAGTCCGACTGACGTTGAGGCGAAAGTTTCTAAAGTATATGAGAATTATACTATGGATTGGAGGATAACAGGTATTGTTGAAAGCAAAATAGATGAAGTGATAGAAGATTAATTTTAAAATTCAATAATGTAAAAGGAGGGATAATATCTCTCCTTTTTTTTGTGCCTAAAAATTTTTCCATTAAAAATATATCAAGATATTAAAAAAAATTGACACAGTAAATCTTAAAATTAAGTTTTTTTTAAAAATGGTAATATTTATTAAGAAATAAAACAACATTTTATAAATGGCAAAAGAAAACTCTTTAGTACAAGACGCATTTATCCAAATGAAAAATTTGGAAGAAGCCGTCGCAGAAAACGCAAAAGGAATACTTGCTTCAACAATGAAAGCAGAAATCAGTGAACTAGTAAAAGAATCTCTATTTGAACAAGAAGACGAGATTGAAGACACAGATGTTGATATGGATGTAGAAGATGACGTAGAAGATACGGATTTAGATGCTGAAATGGATACTGATAATCTTGACATTGATACCCAAGGAGAAGAGGATTTTGATATGGAAATGGACGATGAAGAACCAATTGATTTAACTGGCGATGATGTTAGTGATGAAGAGGTTTTAAGAGTTTTCCAATTAATGGGTCCTGAAGACGAAGTAATCGTTCAAAAAGATAACGAGGGGAATATCAAATTAAAAGATAACTCAACAAACAAAGAATATATGATAGTACAAGAATCAGATATGGACAATGAAGAAATGTTTGAATGGGACGATTTAGATGAAGATGATGATTTAGATATGTCAGGTCTTGAAGAAGATGATGAATTGGATATGTCAGGTCTTGAAGAAGATGATGAATTGGATATGTCAGGTCTTGAAGAAGATGATGAATTTATGGGTCTTGATGAAGATGATGAATTTATGGGTCTTGATGAAGATGATGAATTTATGGGTCTTGATGAAGATGATATGGATGTTGATTCAATCGTTGAAAGATTATTTAACGAACAAGAAAGTTACGATGGTTTAGCTGAAGACGAATTTGAAGGTTTTGACGACGTTGAAGATTTTGATGATGAAGAAGATTCTGAAATTATGTACGAAATCGAAATGGATGACGAAATGGATGAAGACGAAGAAGAACCTGTAATGGAATCTAAAAAAACTATCAGACCTAAAGGTGTTGGTATGGGTAAAGCAAAATTCAATTACGATTCAAAACCAAATCAAGGTAAAGGTTTTAATACTAAATTAAAACAAGGTCCAAAATCTGTCGGTACAGGAAATGCTAAAAAAGGATTCTCTTATGACAAATCAGGTGAAAATCTTGATGGTGAATTTAAAGTGAAACCTAAAAAAGTTGAAGCGAAAGAGGCTTCAAGAATTAAAGGTAACGGTTCTAATTTTAGAAGCGGTGGTTTACCAAAACCAAGAGCTCATTCTTCAGCAAATACAGCTATCAAAGAAAATCAAAATAGACAAGAATTACAAATTCTTAGAGAAAAGAACGAAGAATACAGAAAAGCACTTAACGTATTTAGAAATAAACTTAATGAAGTTGCGGTCTTCAATTCAAACTTAGCTTACGCTACACGTTTGTTCACTGAACACACAACAACTAAACCAGAGAAAATAAATATTTTAAGACGTTTTGATTCTGTTGAAACAATTAAAGAATCTAAGAACTTATTCCAATCTCTTAAAGAAGAATTATCAGGTGGTAATTCAAAACCAATCAACGAATCAATCGAAAGAACAATTGACAAATCACCTTCTACAGGGTCAGCGGTAAATTTGATTGAATCAAAAACGTATGAAAATCCTCAATTCCTTAGAATGAAAGATTTGATGACAAAAATAAAATAAAAATAAACTAAAAACAAATAAAAAAAAAACTAAAAATGGGAGCATTATTAGAATCAGGTCTTGTTGGTAACATCGGGTTAAAACACCTTAAAGTTATCAAAGAAGATACTATCAACAAATGGGACAAATTAGGTTTCTTAGAAGACTTAACAGGTCACTTAAAAGAAAACGTAGCTCAGTTATATGAGAATCAAGCGTCTTTCTTAATTAACGAGGCAACTTCAGAAGGTTCAAACGGAGCGTTCGAAACTGTAGTTTTCCCTATCGTTAGACGTGTATTCTCTAAATTATTAGCGAATGAAATCGTTTCAGTACAAGCAATGAACTTACCAATCGGTAAATTGTTCTTCTTCGTACCTAAAATTCAAGGTTATGATTCAAATAACCAACACTTCGCACCTGTAGGTGCACCTGATGGTCCTGCAGTTGGTGCTGGATACGGTAACGGTACTACTTATGGTAACAAAAACCTTTATGATTTATTTTATGAAGGAGCAGAACCAGGTTTAAATCCATCGGGTTTATTTGATTATTCTAAAGGACAATTTACAGCAGTAACTGCAAGTACAAGAGTTCAAGTATGGTCAGGTTCTGAATTAATTGATGAGTC